GTGGCCGTTTTGTACCTGATGTGGCTGAGGATGAATTAGACAAGGTTGAGCTTGCCAATTTACAACTGCACGAGCTTTCTGCGCGAGGCTTGTTATTTGCTGCATTAGAAACAGCGTTAGAAGACGGTGAAATCACTTCACAAGAAGAAGACAAAATCCGTCAAGCATTGAGTAAACATTTGGCTGCAACACAACATTCAGTTGAGCTTGCGATTTCTTTGTATAAGCCGCAATAAAAAACCACGGCGGCAACCGTGGCTAATTAGTGAATATCAACGAGGCAAATTATGGCAAATCTAATTCAGATTAGCAATAGCAAAATCAACAATTCCGAAGTTAAAACGGTAAATGCGAGAGAATTACATTCATTCTTGGAAGTTTCTACAAGATTCTCAGACTGGATTCAAAGACGCATTGACGAATATGAATTCGTTGAGAATCAAGATTTTATAGTTTTACTCAAAAATGAGAAAAAACCTATCGGGGGTCGCCCTCAGAAAGAAGTTCACATTTCCATTGATATGGCAAAAGAACTATCAATGGTTGAGCGAAACGAAAAAGGAAAGCAAGCCAGACAATATTTTATTGAGATGGAAAAAGTGGCGAAATCTACTGATCCTATGATGCTATTAAATGACCCGGTTTACTTGCGTGGCGCGCTCTCAGTGTATTCTGAGAGGGTGATCGAGCTTACCCCAAAGGCGGAGGCGTTTGATCGTTTAGCAACTGCAACCGAAGGCGCAATGAATCTCACTAATGCTGCAAAACACCTACAAATGCAACCGAGAGCATTTACCCAATTTTTATTTGCTCATGGTTGGATTTATAAGCGCACTGTTGGATCTGCTTGGATTGCTTATCAAGACAAATTGCAACGCGGTTATTTAGAGCATAAAGCGCACCCTGTCACACAACCTGACGGCACGGAAAAAATCTACCCTCAAGTATTAGTAACTGCAAAGGGATTGGCAAAATTATCCACGATGTTAAATAAGGCGGTGGCATGAGTAACGAATCTAAATTTATTCCTAATTTTTTACAGGTGCCAAATGCTGTTATTGATGAGCTACTGCCTGATTTAACCGGGGCGGAATTGAAGTGTTACTTGGTTGTCATCAGAAAAACCAAAGGCTGGAATAAAGAAAGCGACAATATCTCAATCAGTCAGTTTATGAAAGCAACTGGACTAAGCAATAGTGCAGTGATTAAAGCCTGTGAATCACTTGTTAAATATGGCTTGTTAATTAAACAAAATGGCGCAAGAAACACTGGCGTTTATGCGGTAAATTCTTACTCAAAAACCACCTGTGAAGAAAGTTCACAAGTCACCTGTGAAGAAAGTTCACCTGTGAAAAAAGTTCACAGCACCTGTGAAGAAAGTTCACAAGTCACCTGTGAAAAAAGTTCACACACAATAAACAATATTAAAAACACTATACAAAATACAAATAAAAAAACTACGCAAAAAAATTCGCTCGCTTTGCTTGCTGAATTTGGAATCGTTGGTCAGCTTGCCGAAGATTTTATTGCTCACCGAAAATCAAAACGAGCAGCAATCACAAAAACCGTACTTGTTGGCTATCAGCGAGAAGCGCACAAAGCAGAAATACCTCTTGCCAAAGCAATCACGATATCCATCGAGCGCAATTGGCAAGGGTTTAAAGCTGAATGGAATTGGCGTGATGACAACATAGCAACGGCTACAAACACCCGAAAAACAAGCGCCTTTGCTGATGATGGTTCTTGGGCTGTAGGCAGACGGCTAAATATCGATCCTGATTTGATACCGGAGGAATTGAGATGACAAACGTGATTCCGATGCAAGCCGTAAAAAGTACGGTTAAAAAATCAGATATTCCCGACAATGCCGTTCGTTTGATTGACAGAATGTTTATCCGATTAAAATCAATCTTTCCTGCGTGGAAACAGGCATTTGCTAGTGAAATTGAGTATAACGAGACTAAGCAAGTATGGCTCGAGGAATTATTCAAGGCTGGTGTAGTTGAACCGATGAAATTAAAACACGGCCTTGATTTGGCTGCAAAATCGACTAGCCCATTTTTTCCAAGTGTAGGGCAATTCATTGCTTGGTGTGAGTTTGAAAGTTACCACGAATTAGGCTTACCAACACTAGAAGAGCTTGAGCCGCTCCTTAAAAAATACTTTGCTTATGCGAGAGAGCCTCACAATTTTAATTTTCGCTCACCGGCTGAATATTGGTTGCTTTCGGAACTATACAGAAACTACAGCAAGAAGAAATGGGAAGATTGTCAAAAAGCAATGCCACGCATTTTAGCGCAAGCAGTTGTAAAAGTCCGTTCTGGGGATGAATTTGAACCTATTCCAATAGCGATTGAAGAAAAGCCTAAAGTTATCGATCGACAGGTAGCAATTCAAGGCGTAGCTAGATTAAAAACAATTATGGGGCTGAACTAAGATGAGCGAATTTAACAAAGATTGTTACCGTACACCGCGTTATGTGTTTAATGCATTAAATCGCAAATATCGTTTTGATGTGGATGCCTGCGCAAGTGCTGATAACGCGTTATGCGAAAAATATTTCACTGAAAATCTCGATATTACCAAAACTGAAATTCAAGAATTAGTGTCGGAAGGCTCTCGAGTATGGATGAATCCTCCATATTCAAATCCTACACCATTTGTTCAAACTGCCATTGATTTAATGATTCATCGTGATTGCGTGGTAGTGATGTTACTTCCAGCGGACAAATCAACAAAATGGTTTTCTCTTGCACTTTCTGCTGCAACTGAAATTTGCGATGTAATTGGTGGGCGAATCAATTTCTTTCACCCAGTTACGTGCGAAGAAGTGAAAGGAAATAACAAAGGTTCGATGATTGTTGTGTTCGATCCAAATTCTCAAAGTCAAATTCAAACAGGCGTTACTTTAGATTTTCTAAAATCAAGAGGTGCACAATGATTTCTGAAAATTTCAAATGCCCTAAGTGTGGTGCGCCAGTGGTCGATTGGTATTTTCCTAATGGTGAATGCGTGATGGTTGGCGAAGAGGATAGCGATCGCTTTCAATGCTGTGGTCATCTTATCGAACCAATCTGTTATCCAAATGTGAGCAAGGATAACCCAATGAATCGCACTAAATCTTGCGGTTACTTTGGGCTTGAAGATCTTGATATGGAGTGTCAAGACAATGGCGAAGAAAAAACAGAAAACTGAAATTTTTGCCGTGAAATATGCCAATGGAGCGGTGGTGGCTGAAACGGATTATGACCGTAATTTACTTAAAGGTTTACCGATTGGAAGTGCGGTCAAAATCATCCCAATTTCAAACAATCGTAATTATCAACATCACAAAAAATTTTTTGCTCTTCTTGATGCTGGTTTTGAGTATTGGCAGCCTGAATTCAGTGTACTCACGAAAGCGGAAGAATGGATCGCACAAGCGATAGCTAAAAAAATCGCTGTTGTGGCGAACAACGAACATTTTTATGAAACGGTCACTAAGCCGATTGCGAATGAGGTATTGGCGGAAGTGCGGTTAAATCGTGAATCAAAATTGGACTACGAGGGAATGAAAAGCCTAGAAGCCTATTTGAATCACGTAATGAAAAAAGCAGGTTTTTACGATATTAAACCGGCCCAAGATGGCGGAACGTTAAAAGAACGTTGGTCAATTTCTTTTGATAATTGCCCGCAAGAAAAATTCAATGAAATTTTCAAAGGCGTATTCGGAGTGATTTGGAACGAAACTCTTTGCAATGTTTATGAAAACGAGTGGGTATTAGAAAACAAGATCAATCAATTAATGGCATTCGGGGGATAGGGAAATGGACTGGATTATTTACTTTTTACTAATGTTAGTTGTATTGAGTTTACCTTTATTGGCACTTCTTCTTGGCTTAATTTCCCCATTCATTGCTAGATTTTTTAACTGGATATTGGTCGTAAGCACATTGGCATATTTTATCTTGATTGCAGTCGGTATTGGTTATGGCGTGATGAGTTTGGTGGATTAAATGAAATTAAACGATGACGAGATTCTAGAGTTAAAAATCGTGCTTTGGATAGTGGCAGTTTGGTTAATTTTTCAGATGGTGTTTGGATAATGAGTAATTTGAGAAAAGAAGCGAGAGGCCGAGAGTGTCAAGTGCGGTTGCCTGGTATTTGTAATCATAATCCTGAAACGACCGTATTAGCACATTATCGTATGGCAGGATTAAATGGAGCTGGGATGAAGCCTGATGATATTTTTGGTGCTTGGGCATGCTCATCTTGCCATGATGAATGTGACCGTAGAACTAGAAAAATGGATGCTGAATATGTCCGTCTAGCACATGCTGAAGGTGTGTTGCGAACACAGCAAATTTTGCGCAAGGAGGGCAAGTTATGAGTGATTGGCTAGAGATTGCCTTACCTTACCCGCCATCAGTCAATCACTATTGGCGACACACAAGAAGCGGACGGCATTATATCAGCGAAGCAGGGAGAAAATTTAAAGCCGAAGCATTGCAAATTTTACAACAATTCGATCCATTTATCGGTGCAGTTGCAGTGCATCTTGAAGTTTATTATCCCGATAACCGAAATCGTGATCCTGATAATATAAACAAAGGGCTTTTCGATAGTTTAGTCGCCTCAGGATTAATACAAGACGACAACAACAAAGTGATAAAAGATTTTCGCAGTAAAAATTGCGGAATCAAAAAAGGCGGAATGGTTGTAGTAAAAATTAGAGGGCTTGAAAATGAGTAAATCAATCGAATTGTTGGTGAAATTACATAATCCTAAATGCGTGAGTGTGGAAACTGTGGGCCGCGGTGGTGCTGCGTTGCTTTATCAAGATCAAATTATTTGCGCTTTTGCCAAAGCTGAAAGCGAATACATGTTCGGCTATCACTTGCTGATGTGTAAATATCGCCAAGATCCATTCTCGCGTGAATTTGTGAATAGCTATATTGAAAGTTGGTGCGAGGATCGCGGATTCCCTGAACACTCATCGGAAGCGATGAAATGCGTAGTTGATATGGTTTGCGATCTGCCCTTACCAAGCCAAATTAAACATATCAAAGCGCTTAGAAAACGATACCTCCGATCGCAATATGCTTATCTACCAACGATTGAAAAGGTGAATAAAATCGCCGAAGAAAATGGTTTTTTGATTAATGGTGCGGAAGCTCGTCAATTAAGGATTCGTGAAATTAATGAATTGCGTAAATCAAATACTTGTCCACGCTGTCGTGGCACAGGGCAAGTGGGGCGAGTGCAAAAACGTGAATGCCCTGAGTGTCGCGGAAAAGGGCAGTTACGCGCCAATATCTATCACTTGATTAAGTCTATTGATTGCACTGAGGCTTACTTTAAACGCTATCTAAATGCGCTTGTAGTGGATTTTGAACAGCATTGCTACGAAGAGATGAGTGGGGCGGAAAGAGTGATTAAGCAGAGATTAAATAAAGAAATTTCTGATTAATTTTTGAATTTGTGAATTAGATCACAGATGAAAAATAATAAAGCTCTCATAATTGGTAAAAATTGTTTATGGGAGTTTTTTATGAAGAAAACTTTATTAATTAGTTGTGCGTTATTTACTATTACATCATGTTCTTCTTTTACTTCAACTGATATTCTTATTGGAGAATTGCCTGTTAATGATAAGTCTGTTTCCGATGAGATTTTATGTCTTACCGCGTTTACTTCCGAAGTGAAGATTCCAAAATCCCAGATTCAACAAAATATTATTCAAGAAATAAGTAGAAGAAATATCCGCCCTGAGCAGTGTGCTAGTTATGTTGTTTCGAATGCTGGTGGAATTGAATCGTTTTGTAATGATCTTAATAAAGGGTATTCGGCAGGGAAAATCGCTATGATGCCTAGTTTTGGTAATTATATTACCTTGCAGGATATGTTCTCAGTACAAAAAGTTTTAGGTATTGATTGCAAGACTAAACAGTATCTAGATATATACAATAAAGCTCGTGAAGCTCGTGAAGCTCGAGAAGAGGAAAAATTAAGAGCTATAAGAGCAGCAACTCCTGATGAACCAGTTGATTTTTCTAAAAGCTGGCAAATGTTTCAACCAAAAACAAATACTGTAAATTGTATGTCGGTTGGGTCTTCTACTATGTGCAATGACACCAAAGGAAATCTTTTAAATATTAATAGATGGTAAGCATGAAAAGATTGCTGGATATATTGTTCTTGAATCGCTATCTTGGTGTTTTGCTATTGATATTTTCAAGTAATGCAGTTGCCAGTCGGTATGACCCAAATGAAAGCTTCTCACTCTTAGATGTATTGTTACTGCCTGTTTCTGCATTTTTTATTACAATCACCATATATAGTTTTCCAATTTTTATATAAGGAAAAACAAAAATGATAAACATAATAAATTCCGACCCTAAAATAATAGATGACATTTTTTATAACGAAGTTCATCGGTTTGCAGCATTAGATTTTGAAGTAGGAAAATATAATGGGAAATTAGCCCAAAAGGGTTCTTCATTAGAAAGAATTCGCGCTGCTCACCAAAGACTATCTAAGTTAATGAAAGAAAAACAGGCAAAAATTAGCCCTATTCCAACTCCAAACCAATTCGATATTGCTTACAAGCTAACTTATCAAGGACAAGAGTATTTATTAGATTCAGAAGCAATTAGTAACATAATAAAGCGTTTAGGCTAAACAAGATACCCCTTGACACCCAAGGGGATTTTTTATTAGTATGTTTTCAAGGTCTCAAAAGCCTAACAGAAAACGGATTATTCACCCCGTCAGCGTGATTTTTTTGTATCTAAAATTTGAGAATTTTACCGCCATTATAAAGTTCTCAAAGAATCAATGACCGACGGTGTGAGGAATACAATACCGAAAGGGAATAACTCCGCTAGATTTTCTGCTAGTTTTGAGCCGTTGGTCGCCCAATTATGGGTAAACAATCAATCCCTCAAAAGGAACAGAAAAATGACAACTCAAACTCAATTATCCACATTCAATTTTGAATCAAATTCTATCCGTGCTTTAGCTATCAACAATGAGCCTTGGTTTGTTGCTAAGGACGTTTGCGATGCAATCGGTCTAACAAACTCTCGTATGTCTTTAATTGCGTTAGATGAAGATGAAAAGGGTGTAAGTTTAATTTACACCCCTAGCGGACAACAAGAAATGAATATTGTCAACGAAAGCGGAATGTACACTTTGATCTTACGTTGCCGTGATGCAGTTAAAAAAGGATCTATTCCACACCGTTTTAGAAAATGGGTAACAGCGGAAGTATTACCTACTATTCGCAAAACAGGAAAATATGAAAGCAAAACATCCGTTAATGACAGAACTGGACTACGCAATGCCGTGAATATGTTGGTGAGCAAAAAGGGATTAATTTATTCTGATGCCTATCATTTAGTCCATCAACGCTTTAATGTGGAAAGCATCGAAGATTTAACATTAGAGCAATTACCGCAAGCAGTAGAGTATGTACACAAGATAATTTTAGAAGGGGAGTTGATCACTGATCCTGAACTACCTAGCCGTGAAAAGAAATTCTCTTTTGAATTTA